CATGCAGAAAAAGATAAAAGACATCATGCAGCGTGGAAAAGCCCGGATCAAGAAGATCGGTGGCAAACAGCTTGATTTTGCAGAGAATCAGCAGGCGCGTGAATTGCTTTTTTCGTATTGCAGATATGGACGCAGCAACGCCATAGAACAGTTTGAACATGATTTTTCGTCACAGCTGACAGGCTTTGCACTTGACGAAGCGCTGGCAACGCTGGAAAGCGGGGCAGAAAATGAAAGCAAAGTTTGAGGAATTCAACGACGGAACCGCCAGAATATGCACTGTGAACAATGACGGACTTCTGGTGGATAAATACGAAAAGCAACTGCGATTCGGAGAAGAAAACGTCAGTATGAAACGGCATTATGCAGCACAGGCAGCAGACACACGGGTTGACAAAGTGATCCATGTTCAGCAGCGAAAGGATCTGAAAGCGCATGAAGTCGCTGTGATCGGTGAAGATCAATTCGACATAGAAAAAGTCGATCAGATCAACGATACCATGCCGCCGATCACAAAATTGTCCTTGATAGAGTATGAAAAACACAGACGAAAGGATTTTGCATGAACGTAGGCGCGACAAAGAAAATCAGACCAGATCAGCTGACCGGAACGCTTGCAGAAAGTCTGCTGGAATGGGAGCGGGAGAACGAAGAAAGGTTCTTC